GTCTTATGAGGCTGCATACCGAAAGATAACCTTAGCTGAGAAAACTCCTAACCGTCATATGGGTGCTGAGGAAGTCAAGATGTTCAAAAAGGATTGGAGAGAGTATAGTAGAGCCAGAGGTTATACTGAGCAGGAGATTAGGGACTTTGAGCATTACCAACTTCTTAATAGAGAGGGTAAGACTAAATGGGGCTTTGATGATGATAAAATGTTTGAGCTTGAATCTATCCTAGACCAGAGGATGCTAGATGAAGGAGTGCTACCTAAGGATTTCTTTACTCGACCGTTTACCTCAGAGTCAGTCGACCTTACTCGGCCAAAGGCAATGATTAGTGCCGATGATTGGGATAGTGTTCGTCAAAGAGCCCTTGATAGTGCCACCAAAGAATACTACAAAACCTTTGCTGACTATACCAATGAAACTCTAATGGATGGTTTCATGCGTATGATATATCCATACTGGTCGTATCATACCTATCGCTGGTTCTATCTATCTAGGGCAGGGATAAAGCATCCAGGCCTACCTGCAAGTTGGGGCAAGTATCAGAACTATGGTGAGAATGGGTTTCTACCCACTTGGGTACCCGACATCGAGATGAACCCATTTATTGGCTCAGTTCTAGGTACTACCTTTACTCTAACCAGACGTGACTTTGCCTCTTATTACAACCAGTTGGGTTATGCCGGTGAAATGCTTGACTACAGCCAGAGATGGGGCTTCTTCCCTGGTGCCCATGTTATGGCTCCTATAGCTTTGACACCATTGCTGAGTGGCCGTCCTGCCGAGTTATCTGAATTGCTGCCACCAATAGCTAGGACTGGTCTTAATCTATTGGTAGCATCTAACATTCCAGCTGTAGCTAAGGCTGCAACGTGGTTGAAGGACAAGATATTCCATGAGAACTTCCATGAGTACTACACTGCCACCTTGGTCAGTAACAAGCAAGTAGAGGCTGGTGGTACCATCCTAATAGACGAGCAGACTGGAGAGCCTCAAAGTGGTACAGACCTTTGGTTCAAGAAGCTCAGAGGTCAAACATTCAATGAGGAGGAGCAGGCAGTATGGGATGAAGCCTATAGAGAGGCGGCCTTGATAGGTGTGTTGAGAAGTCAGTTCCCTCTATTTAGGTTAAAGACTGAGGAGTACAAAGAGGCTTATAAACAAGTCACCATAATAATAGAGGAACATCTAGGTCTTACTGAGGAACAGCAGATGGAGTTGTGGCGTAATCATATGCGTCCTACTGATGTTACCGGTGGTTATACACTAGAACTGAGGATGGCCTTAGATGAACTCTGGGAGTGGAAGATAATGTTGGGCAGAGGTACAATCTTAGTACCACCTGATGTGTCCGATATTAAGGCTCATATAGATGAGTACCTAAAGATTGTGGTGACACACCAGAATATTAGGTTAACTTCGCAAGCCGAGACTGACAGTAATTTCCTACAACTAGCTGATACTACTAGACCATTGGATGGTAATCAGTGGAGGCAGGAGTATGCCAGTAACTGGAGTCGTTATGCTGATAATGTAGAGGATACCAAAGCTACCGAGAGATTTAAGGATATGGAAGAACTACTTAGTCCAGAGGGGCGGCTACGTATGGCTGAAAGATTGGGATTTAACGTCCCTCCGGATGGTCCCTTAGATGAAGCTATAGACCTCTATTTTGAGATAGAGTTGGAACTCAAAGCTGACCCTATCACTACTGAGGAGAATTGGGATTACCTAGGCTTTTGGCTCAAGCGTGAAGCTGTTAGGATGGCTCTAACTGAGGACCAGAGGCAGGAGTTTGATGCTTATATCAGGAAGTATCAGACTCCAGTTGAGGAAGCCTTCCGTTATGCCTATAGCACCTACATTAGAGGTTATATGGCTAGTAACAGAATAATATTCCAATCCTTTGGTGAGGATGAACAGGTTTTGATTAAGGAGTTCTTTGCCAAGTCTACTACCTCAACTAGGCAAGAAGTGATTAGGGAGATTGTCAGGGCTGACGGTAAAAAGCTTATAGCCCAGTACCAGGCCGCTATAACGCAGGCTAGGAGTAACATGAGAGAGGCATCTCCGCACCTAGAGTTCTACCTAGCTGTATTTGGCTATCTAGGTAAGCCTCCAGCTTTCAAGACAGAGGCAGCCAAGACTATGTATAGTGCTTGGGAATCTGATAGAACCAGTATTCTAACTATGTTTGGCTAGATATACTTAATCTCGTATAATACTATATAATAAGTATAACTACATTACGTTGACAAGTGTGATGATATGTGTTATAATGGAAGGAACAGAATAGAGCGATTGAAGGAGGATTTATGACTACTGGGGAAGAGACCCCGACCCCAAATGCACAGCTGGTATTCGGCCAAGATGGCTCGGTCGAGCTACCTGTGGATGGTAAGCAGGTTAGATTCGTAAAAGAGGCTGACCTGTTAGCCGTAAAGGGTGGAGCACAGAGCAAGGAAAAGGAGTGGAACGATAAGGAGACTAAGTTCAATACGGACTTAGCCGAGGCTAATCGACTCCGGGAGGAGACACACCAAAACTTGCTACTAACTCAGACCGAGAGGGATGGCCTCAAGGAGCAATGGGGAGATTATGACACCCATAAAGCAAGGGTGGGTGAGTTGGAAGCAGAGCTAGGCTCCCATAGGGAGAAGCTCGGTATTACGGAATATGCGTTAGCCGAGCGTATAGGCAAGGCACTTATTGGTGCTGGTGCCACAGAAGAAACTATTAAGGGTAAGACCCTTGACCAACTCAGAAATCTGGAAGAGGCAGCCTCAATATTCGGTAGGGAACCCACAGCTAAACCTGCTCGGTATGATGATGGTAAGGGTGGTACTATGGGTGGACCCGAAGCCCCTCTTGATAGGGCTAGAAGAATATTGGATGAGTCTGAGGCTTCCGGACACCGTATGGGGAGCAGGGGTACTAAGGTTGCTGCTCCAACAAATTAGTGAAAGGGAGGTAAATTAAAATGCCTGATAATAGTGGTGGGCATTGGGCGACTCTGTCAGAGGCAGAGAAGCTAACCTCTTCCACAAAGATTCCCGGTGTCTTTGAGGAGGATATAAAACGTAACAATCCTATTGAGAGGATGCCTATAGCCCAGGCTGCCGGAACAGGGCTGAAAATCGAGTGGCTTCGTGAGGCTATGGTAGTCGATACCGTTGTCGAGGCTGGTATTGGCGACCAGTTGGTTTGGGGTGAGGATGTCACTTACGATGAGGCCGAATCCGTTCTCCGCTATCTCTATATCCAGAGGAAGCTGGACAGATACGTCCAGAATATCTACGGCAGTTACACCGACTATAAGGCCCAGGTATTGCTGGAGATGGAGAAGGGCTGTAAGCGGAAGATAGGTGACCGTCTCATTTACGGTGATACTACCTACGGAGGTAGTCCGGCCCAGTTCGATGGTCTACATGCTTTGGTTGCTGAGAGAGGTGCACCGTGGGCAGGTAGTGGCGTTAACAGCAAGCTAAACATGGATATGGCCAGTGGTGCCCTTAGCCTTAACTACATCAGAAATATGGTGGATGCCATGAAGTACGGTGTAGATGAAATTTGGCTTCCTCCGCAACTCGGTCTCCGGTTCGACTCCGCCTATGATGAGCG